GTATTTGGCCAGGTAGGCCGTCGCGCTTCCCTTGATTCGGTCCTGCTTTACGCGGTGTTCCTGGCTGCCGGGTGCGTCCGGGTCGATGGCCAGTGCATAGCGCCTTATCAGGCGATTGATCGCCGGTCGCTCTGCGCGTTGATGGAATAGCAGCAGATGCCAGTGCGGGCATCCGTCGTGATGGGGTTCCGCGACCCTGAAACCGTAGACATAGACCCCGGCCCGTTTCAGTGCCGCCCTGGTTCTGGCCCAGACGGCCCTTAGATGGTCCTGCGCCTGGCGTGGCGTCGTTCCGTCGTAGCTGTCTGCGCTTCCGTGCATTCTCGGCGGACAGGTGATCGTCCACATAGTCGACACATGCCCAACCTCGGCGGCGATGGCCTCAAATCCGTGTAGGCGTGTCATGAGTTCGGCCCGGCGGTTCGCCGGCTTAGCGGTCGACTTGTCGGCCAGTTCCGCCAGTGTCGCCTTGTAGCCGTCCTCGTTCTCGGCCTCGAGCCGCTCGAGTAGCGCCCGGTTCCTCTGGCGTTGCGCCAGGTAGGCGGTCACGGCGTCGTCGCTGGCGTAGGGTTGCCGCCATTTCCTGACCACCCCGGCCCGGATCGCCAGGGCCTCGATTGTCCGTCCCCTGGCCTTGCGTATCTGACGACGCCACCAGCGCCGGCATTTTGCCCGCGCGATCAGTCCGCCAGGTCCGACGGCCTCGATGTCCGGCGGCTCGATGCCTCGTGCCTCGATGGCCTGCGCGATGTCCTGACAGTCGGCCCCTTTTGCTCGCATGATGGACATGCGCCGCGCCATGGCCTCGGCTACGCTATCGACTTCCTCGCTGGTCGCGCTCGATGTGATGGCCCTGGATAGCCGGCGGACCTCGGCGGCCTGCTCGCCTATCCATAGGTTCGCGGCTTGTCGGTTCGTCTTGAGTCGTTCGGCATATTTACAGATGATGGCCGATCGAATAACGGCCGGAATGGGCGCGATCTGTGCGCGAAGGTAGTCGCGATCGTCTGGATTTGCGAATGCCAGGCCGGCCGGCGTCATGCTGGCCAGCCGCCGATATACGGGCAGCCCTGGCCCTTCAAGGTTTCCGGTGTGTGACGATCCAGGCCGAGTTCCCGGCATCGTGCATTATGCCGATCGTATCGCTTGGCGGTGTCGTCCGGCGTTGGCCGTCTGTTCGGTTTTCGATATACGATGCGCTCTCTTTTCATTCTCCCCCCGAGTTCAACGCAATGTTGCGTTTTGCGCTCGGGGCAATTTGTCATCGTTTCGATGGTTCTGTCAAGTGCAGTTTTGCCTTACGCGGTCCGTGGTATACTCCGTCATTCCACTACTACCGGAGGTGTGGACCATGCTTACTCGTGAATATATGTCGATGATAATCGACCGTCTCGGCGATCCTGGGGATACTGCGATCGCCCGTCTTTTCGATGCAACCCGCCAGAATGTCCGTCTTTGGCGTATTGGCCGGACTTCGTTCAGCCCCTCATCTGCGATCATTGCCGCCGACATCCTTGAACTTGATCCGGCTATTGTAATCGCCGACGCGATGGCCGAGCGCGAGACTAACGAGGCGGTAAAGTTTCAGCTTGAACGGATAGCCGATAGGTTTCGCGCGGACTCTACCCTACCGGCCGATGCGGTTAAAGATTGTATATTATGTCAAATAGCGGCCCCGCCTCGGGGGCGCGTTCGATGGGCCAATCGCCCTGCCGCCTGGCTGCCTCTCGCCGCCTAAATCCTTCCGCCTATCGTCCGTTACAGTCTGCAACGATCCTTCGTTGCATGGACGGCGACAGTGACCGACTTGGCCCGCCTCATTGATGAGGCCGACAATCCGCTGACCCCCCAGGCGATCGCCGACCTGTGCGGCGTCGACCGCGTGACCGTCTGGCGATGGCTGCGCGGCGAGACCCGGCCACCGGCGGCCACGATGCGCCTGCTACGCCTGGCAATGACCGGCGACCTCGGCGAAGTCTGGCCGGATCTTTCGGGCTGGTCCGTCCTGCGTGGCCGTCTGTTTTCCCCTGGGTCCGATATCCCGATCGACTGGCGCGACGTGGCGGCGATCCATTGGATCAAACAGATGGCCTATCGTCCCCGACGGTCGGAGCCGCTACAGCTTCGGCTCGCCTTTGGCCAGGCCGCCGGCAACGATCTGGCTGATAAGGCCGTCAGCGCGACCGACGACGCCCGCTCCGTGCCTTGACGACCCGCCCGCCGCGCGTGATCCGGTAGCCCTTGCGGATGCGGCCGCTGGCCGTGCGACCTCGCGCCTTCATGACAGCGCCCGCTCGATGGCGGCCCGCGTCATGCCGACGCGAAAGAGGCCCTTCTGCCTGGCCCGTGCGACCAGTTCGCGCCAGGGCAATGACTGACCGTCGTCCATCGGTTGACCGCTGGCGGTCGTCTGATCTCGGTCAGTCTTCTGACCGCTGGCGGCCTGGTTCCGTGCCTCGATGGCGGCCTGTCGGCGTCGTTTATCTTTTCTGCTCATGGATGGCCCCCTTTAGGATTTCCTGCCTGACTTCCAGTTGTATCACCCGACGATCCAGACGGACGATGGATTGATATAGACGCCACATGATGACGACTAGCGCAATGTTCGCCAGGTTCCCCCCGGCCGATAGTAGCTCGATCATTTTGGGATTCAGCAGCCCGTCCATTATCGTTTCGTCCGTCGGAGTTCGGCCAGCCCCCAGATGGCCGCCGTCATGCCGAGATAGGCTTGTATGTACCAGTCCGGCAGCCCGTCCAGTGCGCCAGTGAAATAGGACGAGGCTCCATCGGGATCGATGGCCGCCCAGATGAGCGGTGACGAGAGGACGGCGAACGATCCGCGCCGTATCCACCGATCACGGCCCTGCAATGCGGCCATTTCCCACTCTGAGTTGTGCGACTCTTTCGCCAGCGCCAGCCGCGCCTTATTCTCGGCGATAGCGGCCGCGATCTTGCGCTTCTGCTTCTGGCTGTCGATGATTCCGCCGATGATCTCGCGGCCGAGTTCGATGATCGCGCCGATCATCTCGACGCCCTATCAATGATCTCCCTGGCGATGGTCTGCGCGATCAGCGCCATGCCGGCCTGGTTCGGGTGCAGGCCGTCGCCGCTGTCATAGGCCGCGGTCATCGTCCCCGGTGTTGCCGCGTCGTCAAGCGGCGAATAGATATCGACGTAGGCGAAACCGTGTTCAAGGCAGTAATTCTCGAGCATTTCGTTATATCGCCTGGCCGTGTTCTGCTTCCAGGCTGTCCATGTCGCCGATGCCCCAAATGGTGAGATATTGACCATCGCATAGTCATGAATACCCGCCGACTTCCCTTGTCTGACCATGGTGTCGACCGCGTTCATCATGGCGGTGGCTGTCTGACTCGACAGGTCGTTGACTCCGCCCTGGATCACGGCCCCGGTCCATCCCCGGCCCGTTGCTATTTCGCTTTTCCACAGTGATGCGATCTCGTTGGTCAGCTTGCCGCCTGACCAACCATAGCCGTTGACGGCCGCCGGCAGATATTCAGGTAACACTTGCGGCCAGTCGTAAACATCATTGGCGAAACTGTCGCCGATCGCGATCATGTGACTGTATCCAGTGATCGGGCCATCGATGTCTGAAGTATTATCCGCCGCGATCACTTGCTGTACATCTTGCCCAAACCGTAAGTTCATCCCTCTGGTGATCGCTGCCGTTTCGTCCCTTATCCATGGGCTGAAGTTGTCGGTCAGGTTATCGATTTCCTCGACCATCGGATGCTTGAGCCTGACCGTCGTGGCATTGACGAGTCCCGTTGTCGTTCCTGCCCCTAGCCGAAACGTCATGATGCCGTCGGCGGATGCCTGGAAGCGAAACCCCCAGCGTCCTGGTATCGATGTCAGACTGATGTGATCGGTTCCCGCCGCTATTGCCACCCCCGATACAAATTGCTTTGTGTCGTTGATGTTGTTTCCCGTTTGGAGCATGTCGAACGTCACGACATAGCAGCGTCCGGCCTTGACGTTGAAGTAACCCGTAACGAACGCTCGAGCGCCCGCTGGTCCGCTGGCGATGAGTTCATCGTTACCCGTTCCCCCATAGGTGATCGTCCCGCCGTTCTGCTCGAACTTTGACCATTGCGCCCAGTTGTCCGACTTCATCGGTCCTCGCGTTTCCTGCTTGGAACCGTTTACCAGATTGACGACCCGACGTGCGAACCGTCCGCCCGTCGTCCTCCTGCCTGCGTTGTCGATCTGTCTGATTCTGCCCATTATGCGGCCCATTTCCTGATCTGTTCGATGGTGTACGGGTTCTGCCCGTTTTCGTGCCAGATGATCGCGCGGATCAGTGCCGGCTTGACGGCCTCGAAGACGACCGGCGGCAGGCGCGTACCCGGCTGAATCTGTAGCCGTTGCGATACGTCGGCGACATACGCCCGTGTCAGGTTTTCGCCTGGCGGTGCCCATCGGTGGATAATTCCTTCGATGGAGTCGAGTCCGCGCCGGTAATAGTAGCTATCGAGTGTCCGCGCCATGGCCCGGACCCCGAATCGCGGTTCGGAAAAGATGGCATAGCCGCCCCGGTCCTGGCCGGTCTGCCCCTTCCACTGGTTCGCCGGGTTCGCCCGGATGTTCCCCGGATTGTTGTTTCGGATGCCGCGCGGCGTCCTGGTGGCCTCAATCATGACCAGCGCCCCGATGATAATGGCGGCCGTAGTGATAATCGCTCGTTCATACACTGAAACCGATCACCCCGATCGTCGCTATTACCGCGTTGATGTTTCCGCTGCTCCAGTTCATTTTATAGGTAATGGCCGGCTTGGTTCCTGTCATTGTTGTCGATTCCCTGTTCACCCAGAAGTCGCGGGTTATGGTCGCCACGAACTTGTTAACAGGTACGCTCGGCGTCTGTATCTCCTGCCAGGGTATTCTCTCGGATACCTTCGTCGATGTAATCAGGAGTTCCCCGTTGTGATAATCGTTGACCGCTGACAGTGCTTGTATATCGATCCTCGCGCGCAGCCTTGCCCGTTCCCACCAACCAAGTCCGGCCGGTACCTGGATTGTGTAGTCGAACGAATTGATGTTATCCGGTGTGATATTGATGACTGCTTGATAAAACTCCGCCCCGATGTATCTGATCTCGTTGCTTGCGATTCGGTCCCATGAGAACTTGTCAGGAACGACGATCAGTCCTTTCCCCGATATACCACCCATCAGCTTGCCTCGATGATGTGCAGGACCTGGCCGGCCGTTGCGGTATAGCCCTTGATCTGTGATCCGGCCCCCATATCCCACGAGAGCGTGAGCGACTGCCCAGGCGATAGCGGTATCCCCGTCGTCGCGCCGACCGATCCCGGACCGCCGATCCTGACCGTATCGGTATTGGCCAGGCTGGCCATGATCGTGACGCTCGCCCTGCTCGTATTGGCCGATCGCAGTACCTTTGACCCGGCAGCGGTGAAGGTGATATCGCCGACCCCGGCCAGGTTCGCCGGCCGCTTGATCGATACCTCGCCGACCAGCTTACCGACGCGATAGTCCCCGCGACCGACGATCAGCGTTGCGGTTATGGCTGCGCCGCTCGTGTTGTGGACGGTGAACCCCTTGAATCCGTCGGCCACTTGCTGCGCGTCGCCCGCTTCCATGTCGGCCCGCTGTCCGTTGACTTCGACCGCGAATGGTGCCGACGCGCTCTTGATGGCGATAAACTCACCGGCGGCCGCGATGGCATGTGATGTATTCGCCTGGATCGTGATATTGATCTGACGGCCGGCCATTATCGGCGCCCCAGTATCATGAGTCCGGCCAGGGCGACCAGTGCCATGCCGCCGTATTTGATGACCGTATCGGAGAGCCGCCCGGCCTCGCTCTGCGTCGATGCGGCGACGGTATCCACGGCCTTATTGGCCGTGCGCGTGATGGTGTCCAGGATTCTCGGCTGTTCTTTCAATACCCTGTCGATCAGTTGCGCGTTCAGGTCGACGACGTGCCCCTGTGCGTCAAAGGCCCGCGCCTGGTTCCGGTCGATCGCGGCGATTGTGTCTCGGTTGATGGTCGATGCAAAGTCGACATTCTGCCGGCCTGATGTTTCGATGGCCTTCAATGCCCGTACCGTCGCATCCTTTGCCTCATAGTTGATATTCCGCGCGAAATCGAACGACTTGGCGACGGTCGCATCGTTCGCCAGTACGGCCTTATCGACGGATGAAAGCGCGTCTTTCGATGTGGCATCGATCGTTACCGGCCCGGAGAATGATCCGCCGAGACCGACTTGCTGATTACCCTCGAGCCGTGCTCCGGCGTCGATCTTGGTGCTTTTCGATATGCTGGTCCGGCTCATTTTATCGCCTCATGATGAACAGGCCGCCCAGGACGACGGCCCCGACGATGGCCAACGTCATGGTGTCGATACCGCCCGAATTGCCTGATAGGTTGATCGACGATCGACTGGTCAGGCTGCTATTGCTGCTCGTGGTGCTGGAATCCTTGAGCGCCGAGCCGAGCGCCCCGGCGGCGTTTGCTGCCCCGCCGATCGGCGTTGCCGATGCGCCCGCGTTGAGTAGTCCCGACAATGCCATGTCTTACCCCTTTTTGATGACCATATAGGCCCCCGCCGCGACGGCGGCCAGCAGCGCGATATCCCGCGTTTTACTGGCCGCCCACCAGCCGCCGGTGAACGATACCCCGCCGATCAATAGCAGCAGTGGCATCCTTCAGCGCCTGGCCAGTAGTACGACCAACAGCAGTCCGGCGGCGGCCGCGCCGATGACGAGCGGCGAGAGCGTGACCCCGGCCGGGTGCGTCGGGGCCCGCTTTTCCGTCACGTTGTCGACCGGCGGCGTCCGCTCGGCGAACTGCGCCCTCTTGTCCTGCGCCGGTGCCTGGTCGATCGGCACGCCCAGGTCGAGCGCCTCGCCGAGTCCGCCTTTCAGAAACGAGTCGATGAACGACATGACCCTAGACCGTGAGACTGTCGAGGTATTCGACGATCACCGGAATCTGGCCGGCGTTGGTCACGTCGAGCTTGAATCTGAGGTCGCTGACGCCCTGCGTCACCAGCGCCTCGGAGCCGTAGCCGGCCGCGCTCGGGTCGAAGACGACGAAATCGGCTTGTGGCACGCGGATGCCGTCGATTTGCTCGGCCTCGAGTTCGGCGACGGTCTGCTCGAACAGGATGAAGTTGTCGCGCTCGACAGTCAGCGACTTGTAGACGTTGGCCGTATGGCCGCCGAAGAATACGCGATTGATGAGCGGCCCTTTCGGGATGTCGCTGATCTCGAAGACGCCCGCCGCGCTCGCGCTATAGGTGAACTCCTTGAACTTGCGCAGCAGGCCCGACGGCGACGGCTCGGAACGTCGCGCGGTGGCCTTCAACACCGGATTGACGGCGGCCGCGTCGATGTCGACCTCGACGGCCAGCGTCGTGACCGGCAAGGGATCGTTCGGGTCGCCGGTGCCGAGCACCGTGGCCTCGATACCGGCCCTGGTCTTCAATCCGTACCGCTCGAAATCGATGACGAGGACGCCGGCGGCAGCCGCGCGACCGTCGAAACGGTTGAGAAAGTCCAGGCGATCGCCGCCGCTGATGGTCTGGATCACTTCCCCGTTGGCGATGACGCGGATTGTCTTCATTTGCGCCAGGGTGACGCCCGAGTAGGTGATATCGATCCCGTGATAGCTTTCACCGATCGGACATCTGAGCGTGGCGGTCTGTCCGGCGGCGACGCCCTCGAAACTCGGCAGCTTGCGGCGATTGATAGGCATTTTTCTGGTCCCTTTATTGTTTTGATGGTGGGTTCGTCTTCGTTGTCTGATGGGGTTTTTTACCGGACCCCAAACCGGCCGGAGGGTCCTAAAAGATTCCCAGGAACTTGCTGTTATTGTTGACCTGGTCGGCCATCGGAGACCGATTGACGACGGCCATCGTCACCAGCGTCACGGCTGCGATGGTCAGAAGTGTCTTTCCGCTCGGCATGTCAGTTCCTCTTGATGTGGTCGTATATGACCAGCGTGATGACGCCAGTCACCACACCGATCACAATCGATTGAACAGTCCGCGTCATCCCTGAATCAAGCGACGAACCGGATCGATCCGGTTGGCGGCGGCGACGGTGACGAGCGCGACGACTGCGATGACGAGATAGCGTTTCATTGTTTTGAAGCCCCTTTTCGTTGTTGTTGTTTTCCCACTTGGCCCGTCGATAAGTCCAGCAGGTTCTAGGACGTTTTGAAACCGGGTTCTGGAACCGTTCGGACCGGCTTTGATTTTGTTGGGTTTTATTTAATATATTTGACCTTCTGCCGGCGTGTCTTGACCCCTTCCCTAATGTAGAACTCGAGCGGTGACAGGTCGGCGATCTGTTCAGGTCGAACGCCTACCCAGTCCGCGACCCTGGCCCGGTCCCGTTCGCCGTAGTGGATTCCGGCCCAGACGGTCGCGCATTGACTTATGACCGTCTTCGGTATCTCGGCCGACCGCTGGCTGGTCGCGTGGATGATCGCGCCATACTTCCGCCCTCGCCTCATGAGTTGCCCCAGGCCGTCGCTGGCTTTGGCCGTTCCTGTAACGTCGGCCATCTCCTCGATGATGATATGGGTCGGGTGTCGACCGTCGAGACAGGCCCAGGCGAGCCGACAGAATGCCTCGAAATACTCGCGCGAGCATGGCCCGGTATAGGCGACTTTCACCGGCCGCCCGCTGGCGTAGCGGTCCGCCAGGTAATCGCGCATCGTCGACAGTCTGTCGATGGGATGCAGGTAGTCGTGATCGTCGTCGGGGTCCCATGCGATGACGTAATCGGCCCGCGCTTTCCTGATCTGGCTTCTGACTGCCTGCGATTTTCCGCCGCCGCTGGTCGCCAGATAGACCGCGTTCTTATTGTGTCGGTTCGTTCTCGGATTGATCGCCATCCTTTCCTCCGTTTTCGACCTTGCGCGGCTTGCCCAGTCGTGGACCGATGATCGCGCCGGTAACGATGATCGCCGTCGCCTCGGGTCCGATCTCCATCCCTGGCCAGTATTTGTTGATGACCGGAATATAGGCCCCGGCGAGCTGGTCGCATTCCGCCGGCTGGAGTCCCCAGGCCGGACAGACGATGGCGGCCGTTATCTGGATCAGTTGCGAGAGCATGGCGGCCGCCTGCTCGTCGTCGATGACCTCCTCGGCCTCGATCACCTCGCCCTCTATGGCCGTCTCCGCCCCTGCATTCACCTGGTCGTCGTCGGGAACCTCGACCCCCTCGATGGCCTCGCCCAGTGCGGCGGCCTCGATGTCGGCCTTTGTTATCTGCTCGCTCGCGCTCATTGTTCCCCCCATAGCCATTCGTCAAGGCTCGTCTTTTTCGGCTCGCGTTTCGGCTCGCGTTTCGGATCGCGTTTCGGTTCTGGTGCCGGATCGGGTTCCGGCCCCTCGTTGATTTTTCTCAAGTATTCCGCGACGCCGCCCCTTATTGTGTTGTGCCTCGGGCAATAGAGATAGACCCGGCCCCGTTCGTGATTCTTTGTCCGTCTGATGCTGGCCTGCTCGGTGCATCCTCGGATTGGGCAAGGTACTTTTCCCCATGTTTTATTGGCTGGTTTCGGCATGGTCCCTCCTCTCGAGTAAATCGATTACCGAATCGGTAATGAGTTTTAGCTGACGTTCTGCGGCCGCCAGCTTGTCGAGCGCGAACCGCTTTTCCACTTCGGCCATTCCGGCCCGCAGTTCCTCTATCCTCGTCATCGTCTCGTCATCCTCGCTTCGAGCCGGTCGAGTCGGTCATTGATGACTTCGATGGCCTTCTGCATGGCGGCCAGTCTGTCGCTGCTCTTTGTTGCCGCCTTCACGGCCGCGACGGCCTGGCGCCCTTCGTCGATGTCGGCCCGCTTTGCCTTTTCGATGGCGTCCCTTACGGCCTTCAATTTTGCCGCCTCGGCGGCCTCGATCTGTTCCGGCGTTTTCTTTCCCATGTCATGTCCTCGCGTACAGTTATTGACAATATCCCAAGGCCCCCACCGGGACCGGTGGCGGTCCTGACGGCGGCGGCGGTATCGGCCCCGGTGGCGGTGCCGGCGGTTGCGGCCACCACCAGCCCATCAAAGGCATGGCGTCGGCCTTCAAGTGGATGTCAGGCTGCCAGTCGTCGTCCTGGCGTTGCCTGACTTCCCATGTATGCAATCGGGTGACGATCCCCACCCCGTCGCGCTCGATCCCGGTAATCTTCCAGCCGATCGGATCGCTGTACTGTCCGGGTTCGTCTGTCCAGACGCGCAATAGCCTGATCGCTTGGGTTCTGGTCGTGACCTCGACCCCCCCCTGTGCGCGGACATAGCCGGCCCAGCTTCCCAGGTCGGCGGCCGCCCTGGCGGCCTCGATATCAGCGTCGGCCTGCTCGGCCTCGAGTCGTCTGAGTTCGCGCCAGACGGTCACGGACGGCCCGCCGATTTGCTGGAATTGACGGATTCCCCAGGTCGATGCCCAGGCCGCTACGCGCTTGAGGCCCGCGCTTATCAGTTCGCCGGTCTCGAAATCCGCGGCCGCCTGTAGTCCCTGGCCGTCGATGTTCTTGCTGATGTATTTGGCCAGGTAGGCCGTCGCGCTTCCCTTGATTCGGTCCTGCTTTACGCGGTGTTCCTGGCTGCCGGGTGCGTCCGGGTCGATGGCCAGTGCATAGCGCCTTATCAGGCGATTGATCGCCGGT